GAGCTGACAATCCGCCCCACGACAGAGCGAAGTTCTTGGGTCGGTTGTGCTTGATTGAATCAAACTTGACGGCTTGTACCGTCATCTCAGTAGGCATGGCGGGCCTCCTTACGGATTCACCCTACTCCCCGCCCGCCTCCACCGCAAGTCTGTCAATCGTGTCCTGAAGCATGCCGTAATACATCTTGGCAATTTCTTCCTTGTTGTCCCTGACGGCCTGCCAGAAGAAGTATCCCTGCCTACCTCGATGCGGTCGGAATTGCATGGTGGTCTTCCGAGCGGCACCTCCGAATTCGGCACCGAAGAACACCTTGCCCATCGTCGCTTTGCCTGCTTCGTTGCGTTTGCGATTGGGGTAGGACTGCGACCGGAATACCTGACTTGAATTCAATTGGATAGCGATGATTCGGTCTCGTTTCGGTCGCAAGGCTTCAACCACGGCTTGAGCCTGAGACCGGCCGCTCGACCGCGGCTTGGGTATCCCGTGCGGTGGGATGCCTTGAGCGTTCTTTCGTGCCCTGTCAATCAGCACCAAGGCAACTTGATAACTGACCTTCTTGGCTTCGGCATCGAACTCCGGGTATGCCCTGGACATCTTGCGAAGCCAACTGAACAAACCATCTGCCACGACACCAGCCGCAGCTCCACGACCTACCGCTTCTGCCACGTCAGCGATTGTAGGGCGAGTTCGGGTTCTGCTTCACATGACGCCAACGCAAATAGGCGACCATCGTGTAAAGCATTCTCGGAGTTTCAGTCAGCAACACCGACGGCGCGATGCCGGTTTCGACCGCCAGGTAGGCGATCAGCCAGTGGGCTGACTCTTCTCCAAAGGGACGATCTTGCTCTCCTCCGGAGCAGCGGTGATGTTCTCAACCGTGTCCAACCAAGAATCAAACGGTAGATCCGTGACTTTGTTTCGTTTCTCGCAATGCCAGGCAAGCCAGGCGAGATCGCGGACTTTCATTTCCGCTTCGACTTTCGCCATCGACACGTTGTGGACTTCTTCAAATTTTACGAAGTCCGCAAACGCTACGACTGCAAGTCTTTCTTTGCCGTCGCCAAGATGGACGGTCAATCCAAGTTTCATTGTCTACCTCCGCAGGGTGAAGTGATTGGGATTAGGCCCCGGTGGACTTGGTGATTGCGCCGGAGATTGGGAAGGTTACGTCCGCAGTGGCCAACTCGCCCACGGCTCCGTTCACGGGAGTCCACTCAGTTACGAGCACTGAGCATGTATAGGAAGGGTTGGCCGATGAGGCAGCAGCAGTTCCGTTCGGCTTGATGACGCAGGTGACTGCGGTCGAGCCGACGAGCGGGAAGAAGATTCCGTCGATGGCGTTGTAGTCGTTGTGAATTGAGAACGTCACAGAGTTGTCAATGAGACCCGACACGCGGGTGATCGCGCTTGAACCGAATGCGGTTGTGGCGACTTCAGCGGCCGACGTTGACAAGGTCACGGACGCGACGTTGCTCGAAATGTCGGTGCCGTTGAACACGATGTTCGCGTCTTTGAGGACCAGCTTTGCCATGACTATTTGTCTCCTGCCTTATCGGCCTTTGAGGGTTTCTTGACTTCTTCTGCCACCGGCGAGAGGACGCCCGCTGCAATCAACAACTCTACATTGTCGATTCCGCTTCCGTCCACATGCCCACCCGGCTGAACGCCACTGACGGGGAAAGGACCAGAGACCAGGTATTTCGCCATGTCCTAAGCGTACACCGTGACCTTGAAATCCACGGCCAAATACAGGGTGTCATTGGCATCCACTTGAATCAGATTGCCCGCAGAAACGACGATCAAATCGTCGCAGACTCCTCCAAGTGTCGGGTCTGCCTCGATGGCCGCTCGAACCGATGATGCGCCAGTCATTGACAGATACCCATCCAAAGTATCCTGAGCAACTCGTTCCGATTGGCGTGACACTACGACGGTGACGGTGAAATCCATGACGACTCCATCCAAACCCATCCCGGTTTCGTGATACCTAATTTCATTGAGAACCGGATACGCAAACGGAGGATTGACTTGTTCCGGTTGGTAGTCATAGGCGCGAAGACCGGAAATGGTCTGAATGCAATTCTTGAGACCGTCTTTGACTTGACTTACTGTTGCGGGCATCAGGCGAACATCCGCATGCGTCGGTATGGCTCGACGAGCTGAGCCATGTCAGGGTCGAGGAACCGAGAGACGCGGATCGCACCGATGTCGCCGAAGCCGGCTACGCCGAGCGGCGAGTCATACCGTTTGAAGATTCGTGACGACTGAATGATGCATGCTTGCTTGACGGGTTCGGGCACGCTCGCCCAACCCCAACGAGCGGTCACTTGCACCAATGCTTGTTCACCGTAGTTGGCGTTGACGGTCGGGAACAGATAGTTGCCGACGGCACGCATCTTGTCGTATGACCAAGTGAGTCCGTCGAGCACGCCGTTGAGCGGTTCGAGTTGGTAGTCGCTGGATGACCAGGTGGTGTCAAAGTTGCCGTCGGCGAATGACGATGTCTTGAGCACGAATCCGGTGGTGGTGTAGAAGTCGTCAACGTCGCAGACGAACTCCGTGTTTGCCTGGAAGACTCGTGGCGTCGCCGATGACACCGCCCAGAACTGACGGTTGCAGTAGCCGTCAATCAGACGCGATGCGGCTCCGACGCAGTTCTCCAGCAGGCCGTCGTCGGCCGTATCAGCCGTACCGATACGCAACGCCGACTTGATTTCAGCGAGCGTGCAATAGCCGTTAGTGATCGCCATGACGGGTCAATCCTACTCTGGTACGCCCTTCTGAATAAGCCCCGCACGCAACTTTGCCTTGAACTCCTGCGCCTGAGATTCACCCAACCGGTTCGCAGGCCACGAATTAGCACCAGTCCAACGATGCCAGATTTGTCGAACCCGTTTCTCAAACTTGACCTTCTTGCCGAAGTACGACCATTCCGACCACATCACTTCATCGCTGTAGATGTAGCCACGTCGAATAGGAATCTCAAGCAGTGAAGTCGTCCGCCAGAATTGGCCGCCGTTCATCGGATTGTTCGGCAACTGCCAAGTCACACTGTACGCATCCTCACCGGCAGGACAAGCGATGCTGGTTGCCTCACCCATCTGCTGTGAACAGAACGCAATCGCATCCCGGTCACTGTCAATGTCAGCGAACGAATCTTTGACGTACTCGTCATCGACACCGATTCCACCAATCCAGGTCGTCTCACAGTTCTGGGCAAAGAGGTTCCAAGCGTCGTGTGAAACGCTTTCATCTATGACCAGTCGGACGTGCGAAGGCACGTTGATTTCACGGTCTGAGACAATCATGATTTGATCGGGTGCCGGGTCTGTCCGCCAAACACTGTCCAACCATCGTTGACCGAATCTGCCCCAATAGGTTTCTCCCCAAACACACGCCCCGGCAGTGATGGTGTTCAATCCCATCCGAGTTCTAGCCTCCGATTCAAGTCCCAATCAACGGGCAAATCTTGTGTCATGCGTTGTTCGAACAGTCGACGATTGGCTTCGAAGGTGGCCGCGTTGCGTTGCTGGAACTTCTCCGATGATTGCAATGTGGATGAGTTGCGATGGTAGATGGCTGCGGTTGATGTGATGATTTCGCATCCTTTGCGTTGCGCCCGCACTTGATAGTCGTTGTCCTCGAAGTAGGCGGGATGGAATCCTTCGTGAAATAGTCCGACTTTCTGGACGACTTGTGATCCCAGCCAGAAGCATGACCACGGTGGCTTGCCGCCGAGCACGATGTTGTCCGGCCTAGAGCGGAAGAAGAACTCGGCTGCGGCATGTTCGCCGAACGTGATGTCGTGATTGACAATCATCCAACCTCCAGCCGACGGTGTGGATTTGATACCAAGATTCCAGGATGCGGCAACGCCTAGGTTGCTCGGCATCCGAAGATGCCAGACCCGTTCAGCCCTTGATGTCGTCGGCATCCAGGCACTCCTGCCTGCGTTGTCAATGATGACCAAATCAAGAATGCGACCGTTGAAGGAACGCAGCATGGCATCGACCCGCTCATGCTCAGTTAGCACCGGGACGATTAGGACTGGGACGAGCGGCACCATTCCGCAATCTCCTTCATCGCCGGCTTCCAATGCGATTCATAGACCGCATCAGCTTCGTACTGCTTGGCGAACTCGACTGCTTTCTGCGATGTGCCATGTCCGCGTTTGTATGCCTCTTCGAGAGCGTTGATGATGGCAGGGACCGATGGCGTCAAGAACCATGACTTCTGGGCCGCGTCCCAGAATGGTTGCCCGTCCACGATCCAGCCGTCACCGACGAGTTCTGGTTGGGCGGTGAAGTTGGAGACGATGACCGGGGTGCCGCAGGCTTGGGCTTCGATCACGGGTATGCCGAACCCTTCGCCCATGCTCGCAGCCAGGAGCACGTCAGCCGCGCTGTAGAGGGCCGCCATTGCGTGTTTAGGTAGCCCCATGCGGTAAAGGTACGGGTCCGCGTATTTGATGCGTTCTGGGGCAATACCGCACGCCTGAGCCAAGGTCTTGAGGTCAATGCCTCCCATCGAACCGCTTTCCTCGGTGTGCATGTAGAGCACCGCGTCCGGGTGCTTCTGGGCGAACATGGCGAACGCCATGAAGTTCTCGGCGAACGCCTTGCGGGGAGGATAGACGCCTTTGTTGGCGGCGGTCATCATGACGACGAAATCGTCATCTTTGAACCCCATGATTTCTCGGCCAGCGATTTCACGACCATCGTTGTCTTTGACCTTGGGCGTCGGCTTGTAATCCGATTCGATGGCGTGCGGGACGTAGATGCTTCGAATGTCTTGCTGTTCAAGCATCTTCGTGCCGAACTTGCTCATCGCAATCGGCATCACGTTCGGCTTCTGGCACCAGACCACAACTTCTGGTGGACATGGCGAATGGTCAATCGGAACCCACGACGCAATGTTGGGAACCTTGTCAAGATTCGGAGCCTTCAATACCCACACATCAAACAACGTGATGATGAGTTTCGGAAGCGTGGTCGCCTGCGTCCACTCCATCCAGTGTGCGACGACGACGTCGTCGCTGTACGGGGCTACGCCCCGCGGGTAGATCTTGATGCCGTTCCAGTTTGACGTCGAGCCTTCGAGGCCGTAGATCGCGTGGATTGCGACTTCGTGCCCTTCTTTGATGAGCCGCTTGACCGCTTGCTCTGTTTGTTGGCCGTAGCCCGTTCCCGCCCACGGGGCGTTCGAGTACCAGAGGGCTCTGACTGCGTCCGAGGATCGACGACTGACTCCTCGTACAAGTGAGCCACGCCCCGCTGCAAGAGCAGGATCGCCGTCGGCTCCGGCAAGTCCACCGGCACGTCCTTGATGATGACCTTCATTCACGCAGTCCTCCAATCGC